TATGTTGCGTATAATTATTTAGAAAAAGTTTGGTATTATGGCACACTTGCAAGACAAGCATGGCTTGATAGAGGTATAAGAAACTTACCACAAGCAACTGGTAATCAGTATCTTTATAACCATGAGGTAGGATTTGATGATGATGGATCTGCTATGACATCATTCATAGAATCTTCTGCTATAGACATAGGTGATGGTGATAAGTTTGTATCACTAAAACAAGTCATACCTGATATAACATTCAACGGATCTACAAGTGTTAATCCTGATGTATCATTTACTATGAAATCGAGAAACAATCCTGGTGCTAACTTTAATCAAACTACAGAAAATACAACACAGAGATCTGCAACCACACCAGTAGAACAATTTACACAAAAGTTAGATTATCGTTTACGAGGAAGGTCTTTTGCTTTAAGAATAGATTCCACATCGCTAGGAACAAAATACAAATTAGGTACGCCAAGAGTTGATGTTAGGGAGGATGGTAGACGCTAGTGCTTATAACCAGTATTCCTCAATATATTCAAGGTATTACAAATGCAAAGGTAGATCTTACCACAACGGATCTTACAACTTTGTTTACAGTTCCTAGTGATGCCGATTTTAACGCAGCAGTTATAAGTTCAATTTTAGTTGCTGAAGATAGTGGTAATGCTGATACAATAACAGTCACACTCGTAAGTGGTAGTGACACGTTTGTATTATTTAAAGTTAAAGCAGTGGGAGCAAATACAACAGTTGAATTGCTTACACGAGATCTAATATTACAAAGTGGTGAAATATTAAAAGTACAAGCGGCAACAGCAAATAGGTTGCACGTTGTGGCTAGTATTCAAGAGTTATCTAAAACAAGAGTAACAACAAGTGCATTGTCAAGAATTTAAAAGGTATATAGACGAATTTGTTTAAATAAGATAAGGTAACAATATGAGTTTAGGTAAGTTATTAAAAAATATTGCACCAGTATTAATAGGAGCGACTTTAGGACCTGGCATTGGACAAACATTTGGTGCTAGTCCATTTATAAGTAGGGCTGTAACAGGAGCTTTAACTTCAAAATTGACAGGTGGAAAAACTAAAGATGCACTTAGAAATGCTTTGATTGCAGGAGTTGGTGGTGCTGCTTTTGATAAATTTAGTGGAGCAGAGCAAGCTGTTCCTTCTGGTGGAGAGGGAACAATTGTTCGTAGTGGATCAACTCAACCTCCTGCTGGCAATCCTGAAATTGCAAAAAGAATGGGTGTAAGTTCTGTGCCTACAGAACAAACAACACAAAAAGTAGCAGAAGCATTTAAGCCAAGAACATTTAGTGCAGAGTTACTTAAATCTGCTGGTGTTGGTGGCGATAATTTATTTGCTCGTTTACTTAACACACCATTAGGAGAGGGCTTGACAGCAGGTTTAATAGCACAACTGTTATCTGGTGGTGATGAAGATGAAGATACAAGAACATCTTTTGAAAGAAGACCTTTTGGAACAGGTGGACCTGGTGGTAAACTAGGAGGAATAACCTTTGCAAAAGAAGGTGGAGAGATGGGATTTCCAAGACGAACAGGTGGCATAGATCCATCAGAAGGTTCAGGTACAAAAGATGATGTTCCTGCAATGCTTATGGCTGGAGAGTTCGTCTTAACAAAAGATGCTGTAAAGGGGTTAGGTGATGGCAATTCACGAAAGGGAATACAAAGAGCCTACAACATGATGGATCAATTGGAAGCGAGGGCATAATGGCTGTACAAACTGTAGAAAATATACAAAGGTTACCTCCGTTCTTAGAGGGTCTGCAAAAAAGATTATTGCAGACTGGATTTGGTGAGTTTGATGGTGAAGATCAAACCACGCCAGGTCTGCTTGATTCTCCCCTTAACTTACCTCAATTTCAAATTGCAGGCATAGACCCTCTAAGAGAACGTGCAATATCACTTGGTGAAAACTTAGTAGGATCTTTTAGACCATTTGTTGAAGGAGCAAGAGATCAATCATTAGCTGGTCAGCAAGCATTAACATCTGGATTACAGTTTTTGCAACCTGAATCAATTCAACAATTTCAAAATCCATTTCAACAACAAGTTATAGATGTGGCAATGAATGAGCTTGACAGACAAGCAGCGTTGCAAAGATCAAGAGCAGATGCTGCAGCGGTCGGAGCTGGTGCTTTTGGTGGTTCAAGACAAGGTGTGCAAAGAGCAGAAGCAGACAGAGGATTACAAAGAGTTAAAGCAGATACATTGTCTAAGTTGTTAGCTAGTGGCTTTGGAACAGCTCTGCAAGCGGCACAGAATGCAGGAAGACTATCTGGTGGTCTTGGACAAGCCTTTGGCACTTTAGCAGGCACTACGGGTGATATAGGACGATTACAGCAGGCATTAGGTCAAGCAGATATATCACAGCTATCACAGTTAGGTGCATTGAGACAGGGACAGTCACAAGCAGAACTAGATGCACAACGTCAAAACTTATTACAAACAGCTCAAGAACCATTCACAAGGTTACAATTAGGACAAAACTTATTACAAGGTATGCCAAGTGCTTCAATACCTTCTACGTTCCAACAAGCAACAACACCTGGTGCAAATCCATTCTTGCAGGGTATTGGTGCTTATACTACATTGTCACAAATTGCACCTTTTGGTGGTACAAAGTCTACATAGGATAGTTACATGGCAAAACAACCAACATTGTCAAAAGGATTAGTAGATCAATTAGTACCTAGAAACAAAACATTAACTGATCTTCTTGGTTTTTATGGTCAAGGATTAATGGGTCAAGGACCTGCTGCAAAAACCTTTATTCCACCAGTTAAAAACATGGAACAAATGTATGGAAAGCCAGACACTAAAGGTGGAGAGGCATTAAACTTTTTAATGGATATACCACTTGCTGCCTTAGAAGGTGGTAGATTAATAACTGGAGGCATAAGTGCTTTAACTAATCCTGCTGGTAATGTTATTGCTGATTTTTTAAATCAACCTAGTGAGAAAAAAAGAAGAGAAATAGCACAAAAAAAAGCTCTTGATGCAAGTGGCTTAGAATTAGGGTTGCCAATAGATACATCTGTGCCTAGAGGGCAACTTGCACCCAATCCAATCATAGGACAAACTTTAGCAGAACGAAAAGCTGCTGAAACAAGAGCGCAAGAAAAAAAATCTCAAATAGATGAATTTGCTATAGGAGCAGGAAAAGACAAAGAAACAACACCTGGCGTTGATGAAAAATCATCACCTAAATTTCAAGACCCTGAAGCAGAAATAGCAAAAATTGCTGCAGAAAAAGAAACTGATATAGCATCTGCACCTGATGAAGATCTTGATTACACAGATACATACACAGAAGAAGAGCTTAAAGCAGTTACTGACCCTGAAGTAAAAAAACAAAACGCTCAAGTAGAGTTGTTTAAAGATGCCATGAAAGAAATAGAAGCTATGTATGGGAAAGATGCTTTTAAAGATAGATCAGATGTTAAAATATTAGATGATTATAAAAAAGATTTCGAAAGGGCTACTGGCATAGATATTTCTGGTGAGCCAAACAACAGAGCAGCTTTGATGGCATTAGGTTTAGCTCTTATGCAAAACAGAGCAGGTAAAGATTTTGACTTGTCAAACATACTTGGTGAAGTTGGTCGTGCTGGTGAAAAAGCATTACCTAAGTTTGAGGCAGCTAGAAAAGAAGCAAGAGCTGGTCAAATAGCTGCTGGTAAATATGCTCTACAAGAACAAAAAGCAGATCGTTTAGCGGCACTAGCCAAAGCTAAAGAAAAAAGAAAAGCTTTATTGGCACTTGGAAAAGAGTTTAGAGAGTATGGTCAAAAACAACAATTAGAATATTTAAAACACCAAAATGCTATGGATATTAAGCTACTTGAAAACGACATGAAACCTATAGACGCTAAAGGTAAAGTAACAACTACAACACTTGATGGAAATAATCTTCTCAAAGTGGATACAGCGTTTGTTACTGGATCAAGAAATAGAGTATTTTTAGCACCAGTACAACAAGCAGAAACACACGCTAATCAATATGTAAATCTATTAGAAGCACAAAATAGTATTGATAAAGTCAAAGGTATTTTAATTGATCTAGGAAAAGCAAACGACTCAACTGCCATTGGACTTTTAAAAGGTAGAGTATTGAGTGTTCTTAAACCACTAGGTATAGGAGATACTGATTACTCAAAAGGAGTGGCTGAAATTATTGACGCAGGGACTACTCCTGAACAAAAAGTAAGAGCTATTCAAGATAGATTAATATCACAATATAAAAAGTTCTTAACAAAAGAAACAGGAAATGGTGTGTCCGAAGGGGATATCAAGAGGTTGCAACAATTAATAGGAGAAATAAAAGTTGGGCAACCTTTATCTGAAAACTTAAATAGATTAGATCAACTTTCACAAATATTCGCAGCACCACAAAGAGCTATAGAAAATCAATTTAATGCTTTCTCAAAAAGAGAAAATTATAGAAATGATGACGAATATAACAAAACTATGGCTATACTAGACAAAGCAATTAGAACAGGAACTGGTCAAGGTGGTGGTGTTCAATATGGTTTAACAGTATCTGATGACGGAACAATAAATATAGATTTAACAAGAAGATAAAATGGGTAAAGTTGTTTTAAATACACCACAAGGTAAAGTAAATATCACAATTGCAGGTGATAAACCTACTTTTGAAGAATCAATACAAATTAACAACATAATCAGAAAATCAGGTGCTGGGCAATTACTCTCTAAACAAGAGCCAAATGTAGCTGATAAAGTCGAACAATTGTTCGATACTAACACAGGCATCAAAAGCAATGCTCTGCGTTCTGCTTTGAGTGTAGCTGAAACAAAAGAAGAAGAAGATGCAATACTTCGTAAATTTGATCTTAATGACGATGACTTTTTAAGAGATAATAGAGGAAGATTGGCTTTAACACCAACTGGTGCATCTAAGTTTGGTCAAGAAACAGATAGAAATATACTTGTCGATGAAGAAGGATTTAGTAGATACGACTTTTCTGATCTCGCAGGTATAGTTCCAGAATTAGCTGGAGGTATAAGTGGAGCTATTGCTGGTCAGTTGGCTATACCTATTCCTGTTGTTGGTGCCGCTATTGGTGCTGGTTTGGGAGCAGGTGGTGGACAAGCAGTAGAAGAGGTGGGAGAAGCTTTAGCTGGAGTTCAGAAACAAGATATAAAAGATATAGCTGGTGATGTAGGTAAAGAAGCAGCCATAGGTTTTTTTAGTGATTTAACATTTGGTTTAGCCGCTAGTGCTTTTAGAGCTGTAAGACGTGGTGTTACACCTGGCAAAGATCTTACAGCAACGGAACTTGATACAGCAGGTCTTTCTACATCACCTCCAATAGATGAAGCAGGAAATGTAATTAAACCAGATGATTTTGCAAAATTATCTTCTGATGAAAAAATTGCAGCAACCAGTCGTGTTGTAACAAAAGATGATGGAACAGTTGTTCGTGGTGGATTTGGTATTAAGCCAACTTTATCAGCTATCCGCGCACCATCTATTGTAGCAAGAGTGCAAGCAATAGGTGAAAAAATATTTAAAACATCAGATCGTTTAAAAAATAATAACGATGTGATTAGACAAACTATAGATGCTTATAAAGATAAGTTTGGATTAGAAGGTGCTGACGCAGTTGACGTTGGACAAATACTTAAACGTGGTATGGTAGATAACAACGAAGCGTTAATTAAAGCAGAAAAAAAAGCACAAAAAGAAATTATTGATCAAATGAGAGGTGCAGTTGGTGTTTTTAAAAAAGCAGCAGACGAAAATGGTGCTGTTGATGATGATTTGTTTGAAGTATTTAAAAGTGCCACAGATAACTTCGATACTTTTATATCAGGTAAATTTAGAGCTGTAGATGAAATCCTCCGTGACGATGCTGGATTAGGTCGTAATGGAATAATGTTCATAAATAAATTTACTGATCATTTAAAAAGAATTAAAAGTGATTATGCTCCACAAATAGCAGGATCGAAAGATCCAGATGGTGCAGCTTTTAGAGACATATTAAGTCAATTTGAAAGCATTGGTGGTAAATTAGATGATGGACTAACTAAAGCTGTGTCTTTTAATCAACTTTATAATTTAAGAAAAACTTTGAGTGATTTAAGAATGAGTTCTAATGATACTGTTAAACAAGAACTCGTAAACGTAAATGGCACAGGTTTACTTGACGAAATAGATACTATGTTTAAACAAATGGGTGATGAAAATAGTCAATTGTTTAGAGATTTGTCTGGAAGATTAGGCAATACGACTACAACAAACAAATTTAGGAATGCTGGAAAAGCTTTAAAAGGAGCGCAAGCAGAATACTTTTTAGGTAAAAGTATATTAGAAGACTTAGAAGCTTCTCAAGCAATTAAAAATTTAAGTAACTATAGGACATTGCCTGGTGAAATAGATAAAGCTCCTATGAATATTGACATATACAAAAATGTAGTAAAAGCAAACAATCCACAGTTTTTACAAAGAGCAACAGAATTTCTAAGAGACTATGGTGGTACAGTTGGTGGGAAAACAGGAGATGATCTTGCAGACGAATTTACTGCAAGAGCAGCTAATCAATTTTTAGAAAATGCTATTGAAACATCGGGCATAAAAAACTTTAAAAATGTCAAAGATTTTAATGGAGCTAAATTTGCTCAAGCTGTCAGAGGTCTTGGCACAACAGCTAAAGCATTATTTGGTGATAAAACAGATGAAATTTTAAAATTAGCTGACGAAATTGGTGGTGTTAAAATATCAGGTTTGCAAGCTAGAAGTGTTCTAGATCAATATAGAGATGCTGTGGGAAGAGGTAGCACTGAAAGTATAACTGGATTAAAAGATAAATTAAAAGAATTGGCTGACACTCAAAAAACACTTGCTAGAGAACAAAGAAATAGAATTATTAGCAAGTTACAAGACGAAACATTAGATTTAGATCCTTTAGAAGCCTCAAGGTTTATGGTGCAAAAGCAAACTAAAAACTCTGAAATTAGACCAATAATTAATTACTTTGCTTCAAGACAAGATGATGCTTCATTACAAAAAATTAGATCGTATTATATAAATAGCATGATTGATGACTTTGGTGAGTCAGTTATGACAGATGGTAAATCTTTGAATGCTTTTGCAGATAGAATATTAGATGCAGCAGCCGATGGTAAACTACGAACAATTTTTCCAGAAGTTGGTGAAAGTATGGAGAAGTTTGGTAAGATACTTAAATTTAATGCAAGAGCTGCTGAAGGTGGTGATCTTGTTGCCGCTAATATAGCCGCTTCTCCATTTCAAAATTTAGGTAAACTAGCTAAGTTTACTGTATTAGGTAATAGAATGTTATCACAAAGTTATTATGATGACATCATAGCTCAATATAATGGAATAACACTGAAACAATTTAAAAGACCAGAAGATAGAGCAAGAAGTCTGGGATCTATAATTGGTAAATCTTTAAGTCAATCAACTGGTCAAACATTAGACAACATAATAGATGAAGCAGAGAGTCAAGTTGATGCAGTTTTAGAAAGCTCTGGTATTAAAGATCAAATTAGAAGTGGTGTTCAACAACTTCAACCAGCCATTAACCAAGCCAGAACAGGAGTAAATCAAGTAAGAAATGTAGCATCTGCTCCAAATATTGCACCTCCAGCAGGAGGAACACAGTTGGCTGGTGTAGATATATCTAACCCTGCTAATGCTTTTTCATTAGGATTAAATCCATCTGATATAGCCATAGCACAGAGAACAAGAAGGACAGTATGAACGTAGAACAGCTAAGAGACACCCTGAAAGTTGATGAGGGCTGTGTTAATTCCATTTATTTAGATCACCTTAATCTACCCACGCTAGGTATTGGTCACCTTATAAACGAGTGGGATGAAGAGTATGGTAAGCCAGTTGGTACACCAGTATCAGAAGAAAGAGTCAATGAATTATTTGACAAAGACATCCAGATAACGATTGACGAGTGCGAACAATTATTCGGTAACTTTCAGGATTTGCCAGAAGAAGTGCAACAAATTTTGGCAAACATGATGTTTAATCTCGGCAGACCGCGTTTATCCAAATTTAGGAGGCTATGTAAAGCTGTAGCTGAGAGAAATTGGAAAGAATGTGCAATTCAAATGGAAGACTCAAAGTGGCACAAACAGGTAACCAAACGCGCTGATCGTTTAATCTCTCGTATGAATGCTGTTGATAGCACCTAATCCTAGACTAGTAACTTTACTTTTGTATTTATTATATTCTTCTTTCTCAAACTCTTGATCTATAAAAAGACCAAGCTGTTGTCTAATGTTTCTTCTTTGATGATCACATATTTTAGTCAACTTTTCATAACTTTTAACATCTAAACCAACCGACTTGAATTTTGTTGTATCTGTCATTATACTACCTCCATGACCTATAAATACCCAATTATACCCAATAAAACCCGAAGACCCAACAAGTATTTTGCAAAAAAAACTGTTGCTATGGGCTTAAAATTTGATTCAAGATGGGAAGCAGAGAGATGGGGGCAACTAAAAGCTATGGAAAGAGCTGGTGTAATATCTGAATTAGAACGTCAAATAAAATATGAATTATCTATTAATGATGTAAAAATTTGTGATTACATAGCTGATTTTAGATATTTACAACAAGAAGAAGATGGCTTCTCAAGATTAGTCGTAGAGGATGCAAAAGGTGTGCTGACACCTGAGTTTAAGCTTAAAAAAAAGATGATGAAAGCCATACATAATATAGACATTCATCTATCATACAAAAAAAAATGATAGTTTAGCTATTGACATTGTTGTAATCATCGCTATATTTAACCTTGCAAGTAGAAATTTTAACGAAAGTGAGGTTAGTATGGAACAGAATTTCTATGACATGAACGATCAACAGCTTTTACAAGAAAAGATTTTCTTGAAGGCAGATATTGATCGACAAAAAAAGAAGTTGGAAGAGCTTAATTCTCTTTTATCAGCAAGGTTTTACAACTCTGCTCGTGAAGATTTACAGAGACAGGGTAAAGATTTTGGCACAACTACTGTGTTTTCTGAGCAAGAAGAGAAAGTTAAGGTCTCCATTAATAAAAAAGTAACATGGGATCAACAAGCACTAAGAGATGCTTTTGATAGTATGGATGCTGAAGATGCAAGACATTATGCAAAAGTCACATACTCTGTGGAAGAGAGGAAGTACACTAATGCTCCTCCAGCTATTGTTCAAAAGCTTCAGTCAGCTAGAACTGTCGAGCAAGGAACAGTGAATATTGATCTCGTTCAATCAGAGGAGGCTTAATTGGCTTTAGAAATAATCACTGCCGAACAACGTATGGCAGAAAAGAGAGGTCATAAGATGGTCATCTGTGGTCAAAGTGGTGTGGGCAAGACAACTCTTGCCCGTACTCTTGATCCTGACAAGACTCTATTTATTGACCTTGAAGCAGGTGACACTGCTATAAAGGATTTTCCTATTGATGTAATAAGACCAAAGACATGGCAAGAGTGTCGTGATTTTGTTTGTTACATTGGTGGTGTTAATCCATCTCTGTCAAGAGAGCCTTATGACCATATACATTATGAAAGAGTAACGCAGGAATTTGGTGACAAGTTAGTCCAAATGCACAAATACGATACTATTTTTGTAGATAGTATTACAGTTGCAGGACGTTTATGTTTTCAATACTGTATGTCTCATCCCGATAATGTCATTGAAAGATCAGGTAAAGTTGATACTCGTTCTGCCTATGGTATGCACGGAAGAGAGATGATGTCATGGCTCACTCATTTACAACATATTAGAGATAAGAATGTTATTTTAGTTGGCATTCTTGATTCTAAGGTAGATGACTATGGTCGAACTAACTACGAGTTACAAATAGAGGGTTCTAAAACTGCACGAGAATTGCCTGGTATTGTTGATGAAGTTATCACAATGACAGTCATGGGTGGTGGAGATGGTGTGCAACCATATAGAGCTTTTGTTTGTCAAACTCTTAACGAGTGGGGATACCCAGCTAAAGATAGATCAGGTAAGCTTGATGTTATTGAAGAGCCACATCTTGGCAAACTAATTAGCAAGCTTAACGGATCTGCACAGAAAAAGGATCTAACATTTGTTGATCCACAATCACAACCAACAGAGAGAGGAGAAGTCCAGTGATTGATTTAAATAATGTCGGTGATATGTCACCATCAGGTGATTTCGAATTAATACCTGAGAATACTATTGCAAGAGCAATAATTACGATTAAACCTAATGCAGTCACAATGCCTGAGTTTAGTAATACTCCTATCTTTAAGGCATCACAGACTACATCAGCTAAGTGGCTTGAAGTTGAGTACACCATAATTGGTGGTCAATTTGACAAACGTAAGTTTTGGCAAAATCACTTTTTTGATGGTGATGCTAAAGACGATAGTGGTGTATCTAAGTCTAAGAAGATTGGATTGCAATGGTTGAAAGCAGTTGTTGAAAGTCATAATAATATTTCAGCAATGGATGCTTCACCTGAAGCTCAAGCAGTTAGGCAAATAGATATGCAGAAAGGTGGAGTTGCATCCATCAATGGCATGAACGTATGTGTCAAGATCGGTATTGAGAAATCAAATGATCCACAGTATTCTGATAAGAATAGATGTAAGGTCATATTGACTCAAGGCATGGAAGGATACATACCAAGTGGATCTGCACCAACTAATACACCATCACCTGCACCTACCAATAATGGTAATGCAGTGCCTGATTGGGCTAGGTAATGATGGTAGGCATTGGAAGTGAATGGGGAAAGTACCAGTGACGTGCTGGCGTTCACTTCCAAACTTTTAGCAAGGGCTAACTGACCTTAGTCTACTTGCAAGTCGCTTGGGTAGTGCGATGCCCTAAAACTACCCACCATTTATAGCCAATGAGGATTACATGAAAACATTTAGAGAAGCAAAAAGAGAACTTGAATCAAGAGTTAGATCGTTAAATGATACGATTAAATTTTTGAAAAGTAATTCTTATTATGAAGATTATTGTGCAAATTGTCATAATATTATGAAAGTTAATTTAAGACAATATGGAGAAAAACAAAGATTTTGCACTAACAAGTGTAGAAATGAAAACTTTCAAAGAGAAAAATCTAACAATGATTCTTAGACCATACCAAGAAATAGCAGTAGACGATGCTTCTGATGCACTTGACAAGCACAAAAACACAATAGTTGTAGCACCAACAGGTGCTGGTAAAACAATTATGCTATCTGCATTGATTGGCAAACGATACAAAAAAGGCAAAAAGATTTTAGTTCTGCAACATCGGGATGAACTTGTAGGACAGAACAAAAACAAATTTTCTCGTGTTAATCCAAAAATATCTACATCTATCGTAGATGCTTCAGAAAAAAATTGGGATGGTAGTGCAGTATTTAGTATGGTGCAGACACTATCGAGACCGAACAATTTGGCTAATATGTCCAAAGTAGACATGATGGTGATAGATGAAAGTCACCATGCCATAGCCGATACATACATGAGAATTATCAACAAGGTTAAAGAAGCTAATGAATCTGTAGAGATTGTTGGCTTTACTGCAACACCTAATCGTGGAGACAGAAAAGGTTTAAAAGGTGTGTTCAATAACTGCTCACATCAGATTGAAATAGCTAACCTTATACGAGAGGGTTTCCTTGTGCCACCAAAGACATTCGTGATTGATGTCGGGGTACAAAAAGATTTACAAAATGTTCGTAAAACTGTGTCAGATTTTGACATGGGACAAGTCGAGCAGATTATGAACAAACGTGCTATCAACGAGAAGATTGTTGAAGAATGGCAGGAGAAAGCAGGAAACAGAAAGACAGTTATATTCTGTAGCACAGTGGTTCATGCACAAGATCTATGTGATGAGTTTAGAAGATCGGAGATCCGTGCAGAGATTGTGACAGGTGAGACACCATCGGAAGAAAGAAAACAAATACTACACGATCTGGAACATGGTGACGTACAAGTTGTGGTCAATGTTGCAGTGTTAACAGAGGGTTTTGATGCACCACCTGTCAGTTGTATTGTGCTTACAAGACCATGCTCATACAAGTCCACAATGGTACAGATGATTGGTCGTGGACTACGAACAATAGATCCTGAAGAACATCCAAACGTAATCAAGAAAGATTGTATTGTGTTAGATTTCGGTACGAGTGTATTGACACATGGGTCTTTAGATGAGGGTGTTGATCTTGATGGCAAAGATAAGATGCAACAAGGATCAGCTCCTGAGAAAGTATGTCCTAATTGTAAATGTCTTATACCATTAAGTGTTCGTGTATGTCCTATGTGTGGACATGAGATCGAGATGCAAGCAAAAGAAATGCTTGAAAAGTTTGAGATGACAGAGGTAGATCTTATCGACAGATCACCATTTAGATGGATTGATTTGTTTAACAATGGCAGATGTATGTCAGCTAGTGGATTTAATGGCTTTGGCTTAGTTGCACATTTAGATGACGTTTCTGTAGCCTTAGTTAAACGTACAAGGGGTAAACTTAGAGTTGTGGGTGTAGGAACTAAAGAACAAGCTTTGGCTTCTGCTGACGATTTTTTGAGGGAAATAGAAGATAGTGATGGAGCTAAGAAAGGTAAAAGGTGGCTAAACCAAGCCATGACAGATAGACAAAGAGAAGCTTTAGCAAGAGAAAATAAGATTGTAAGTCAGTTGGATCTTAGTTTTAGCAAGTACAAAGCGGCGTGTTGGTTAAATTATTTGTGGAATAAGAAAGAAATTGATGGCAGAGTTTTAGATTATTACGAGGGAGATGAGAATGCAGCGTAGTGAAGCTTTACAAAAAGCAGAACAATTAATCAACGGAGCTAGAGCAAGAACACATGGAGATGCAAAAGATACACATGAATCAATAGCTAAGATTATGAATGTATTGTGGAGACACAAACTTAAAGCAGAACTTACTTATGATGACATATACAAATTTTGTATAGTACAAAAGCTTGTACGAGACTCTCAGAACCCAAAGAATATGGACAATCCAATAGATGTAATAGGATATGGAGCTTTATGGGCAGAGGGTAAAAGTGGCAAAAATTAACGTGAATTATCAACTCAACATGAAGTCTAAGAGTGACGTGCAATATGTTCGTGAAGGCAAGATAGTTATACCTATTTTTTTAGAAGACGATAACGATCATGTCTTAGATCACATTGATACATACATTGCAGAGGCTATTGATGACACAGATGATGAGTTGTTAGGTGGTACGATAGTGGCTGAATTTTTAGGAGTCAGTCATTATTTTGATTTTATGGTAATGGAAGAAGGAGTAAAAAAATGGACGAACATGGTAACGGGGACAGACACAATACATTAAAGATATTGTCCGAACAATTTGCAAAGATAGGCTGGGATAAAAAACTACAGAATTTGACACAAGATGAAGCTCTTGCCATAATTGATGCCATTCAATCAGCTAATGGAGAAAATAGTGGCATTCTCGACCTTAATCCAAACTCAGTCGTACCCGAAGACGAAATCCCATTTTAAAATGTTAGAACAAGATATATCAGATATAATAGACAAAGCCATTGTTGATCGGAACAAAGAGGTCAAGAAGAGAACCTACATTGGTGCTTCTAGTCTTGGTGACTCTTGCTCTCGTAAAATACAATATCGTTACATGGGTCAACCAGTTGATGATAATCGGGATTTTGATGCTAAGACACTTCGTATATTTCAGTTTGGACATGAGATAGAATTTAGTGTGGCTGGATGGCTCAGACAAGCTGGGTTTGATTTACGAGTCGAGGACAAGAATGGCGAACAATTTGGTTTCAGCATAGCAGAAGGTGAAGTCAAAGGGCATATAGATGGTGTTATATGTAACGGACCTTTGGACACTGCATATCCTATGTTGTGGGAATGTAAGTCAGCTAATGAAAAGAAGTTTAAAGAGTTTCAAACAAAAGGTGTAGCAGTAGCTAATCCTGTGTATGCAGCACAGGTTGCTTTGTATCAAGCTTATATGCAACTAACAGACAATCCTTGTTTATTCACAGTATTAAACAAGAATACAAGTGAGATATATTATGAGTTCATACCTTTTAACAAAGCCTTGGCACAAGAGATTAGTGATAAGGCAGTGGTAATATTAGAAGCCACAAAAGCAAACGAGATGTTGCCGAGAATTGCACAGTCTCGTGACTATTTTGCTTGCAAGTATTGTGAGTTTCAAGATAGTTGTTGGAGTAGTTAATATGGGGACAAAGAAGGTAGCATTGTCCCCATATACTTCAGCCAATGAAGTGAGGATAGTATAATGAACATTATAAAACTTGGCAATAAGAATAGGGATATGTCAGCCAATGAATTAGTCGATATGATTAGTCAGAAAGTCCCAGCCAGTGTACAAATAGATGAACTAAAAAACACATTCCCACATGGAATTGTTCGGGGTGACGTGTTCACAATCGGGTCATTAGATGGAGAAGCTGGTAAGTCATTAAAGATAGATATTAATCCCAGATCACCATATTTTATGAAGGGATCAGATTTCAATGGATCACAAGGAATCGGGGGTATTGTTAAGATATTGATGGAGGGTAGGGGTATGCGCCTTCCTGAAATCAAAGAATTGTTCGGAAACTATCTGGATGATAATGCTCCTCCACCAGTTGATCAAGACATCCCACAAGAGCTTGGCATTACATTTAAAAGAGCTATTGATGTTAATACACCATACGACTCCGAACATTTATACCTGTCTGGTGATGGAGAAATCCTGTGTCGTGTTAGAAGATACAACATAAAAGACAATGCTGGTAATCCAGTTATGGACAGTCATGGCAAGCCTAAGAAAGAGTTTAGACAGTTTACAGATTCACCATATCCAAGGATACCTGATGTAAGACCATTGTATAATATACCTAACATTGTGGCTTCTGAGAAAGTTATATGGGTTGAGGGAGAGAAGTGTGCTGATGCTTTGAATGAGATTGGTTACACTGCTACCTGTACTATGGGGGGTGCAGGAATGTTATCTCGTAAGTCAGCTAGTCGTTTTGATTTTAGCCCATTACGAGACAAAGAACTAATTATATGGGGAGATAACGACAACGCAGGTCGTAAGGTAGCTGAACTGGTTCAGGAACTGGCATTGAATGCAGGAGCTAAATCGGTTACTACATTAACTCCTCCCAGAGGTAAGCCAGAGGGATGGGATGCAGTTGATGCCATATCTGAGAGCTTTGATGTACAACATTTCTTAAACACAACAGTTAAGCATACCAAACGTAACATCAATTTACTGGATGATAGTTTACTGGTCAGCAGATTCGAAGGGCAAGCACCCGAACAAAAGTTCTTAGTCGATGGCACATTTCCGTTAGGTGTGCCAATAATATTCTCTGCAGCAGGAGATGCTGGTAAAGGTATGATGACACTGGATCTAGCAATGAAAGTAGCATCGGGTCAGCCTTTAGCAGAGAGTTTTGGTAGCACTATAGGTGAATTTGGTAATGTTGTGATCTTTACAGCAGAGGATGATGAGTCGGAAATGCACAGGAGGATTGAGCGTTTAGATCCGAACAATTTAAGATTTTCGTACAGGCATGAGCTTCGTGTGGTCTCATTACCTAACGTAGGAGGTGTGTTTCCAATACTTCAGGACACAAGAGATGGCTATAGTACCAGTGATGAGTTTGATAAACTTTACGAACAAATCTTGCAAATGAATGATTTGAAATTGATTATCTTTGATCCGTTAGCATCATTTGTCCATGCAGATGTAAATGCAGATCCAGCAGCAGGAGCTGCCTTGACTGGTTTACTGGCACAAATAGGAACTGAAACTGGAGCTTCTGTGGTCATGTGTCACCATATGACTAAGGTTAAAGATGATACAATCATAAATACTCCTGAACAAGCAAGGTTGCTTATTCGTGGTACGTCAGCACTGGTTGATGGTGTCAGATGTGCTTTTGCACTATGGCAAGTTGATGAGGCTACTGGTCGTAGACGTTGCCAAGATATAGGCACAGAATATGAAAGAAACAGATGTTTTGATGGTGCAGTTGTTAAAAGTAATGGACCTGCTAACAGAAACATTAGACATTTCGTCAGAAATAGTTACTCTGGATTATTAGAAGACAAGACAGAGGAGATTAAACGATTACACTCTGGCACAAACAGAGAGATTAAGAAAGATGCCTTGTTTTCTTGGATTGCAACCTGTGAAAGGGAGGGCAGAGCTTTGACACAACAGTCAGGAGCAGATGCAATAGGACAAAGATTAGCATCGGATCACGATGCACCACAGGTCTTGCAGAACTTAACTCAACGAAGTATTGACGGAATTGTTCGGGAACTTATCAGAGAAGCACGGATTGGGAAGTATGCCTTCTCAACATCGGGTGGTCGTAAATGGCTCGGAACAACAGACGGGGTTATGTCTCGTGGTGAATACGAAGCTTCAACAGCAACGGATAATGTCTAAGAAGTTTAGATACACTAAACAATCCAAAAATTATAACGAATTACGCGCCTTCACAAAAAAGATATTAAAACAAAAAACTGTGCCAGATGAGTCCGAACAATTATTCGAAGACGATCCCAGAGCTGCCAAAGAAATCGAATATGGTCGAGTCATAAAAAAATCTACATATGTATTTTCAAAAAATATTTTAAGTGATTTATAAAAAAATTTATTTTTATTCTTGACATCTATGTAATGAATACCATATACAACTATTATGAACTATCATAATAGGAGCAAGTAGATGAAGTTTAAGAACAAAGACGTACAAAGAGTATATGATCATGCACTTACTTTAAATCCAATGGATTTGCACGGATTAGGTACAACTTCTGCAACATTTCAAAGTGGTTATAAGTTCGGTTTAAATGGTCATATTGATGCTTATACAAAGTATGGCAAAGTTAAGAATACAAAATTATATGCAATTTATCATGCTGGTGTAGCTTTAGCTATGAGGGAGAAACGTGATGAAGTTTAAAATCATATGGGACAAAAAGGATCAGCCAACTCTTGAGGAAGCTCAAGAGTTTGTTGGTGGTTGGGTTGAGTGTGTACGTTTGAGTAACGGAGATACTTTGCTTATTGATGAAGAGGGTAAGCTTAAAGGTAAGGAAGTTAATCAAACTGCTACTATGCACTTTGTAGCTAGTTATGGCATGACAGACGTTATTGCAGGAGATGCCATGTTGATTGCAAAAGGAGCAAATACAAAATGGAAATAAATGATAAGCCATTGATGGCAAGTGAAATCATTGGTGCTTTGGGTCAGCCTAAAAGAGCCATTGCACATTTTAAAAGTGGATCTATTGCAGAGGGCAAAGCTAGAGAAACTCAATCTATGCTTGTTAATGCACAGAAGTTTAAGGTCTCTAATAAGCTTATAGATCATGCAGGAGAGGCATCTATGTCTAAGCCTCATGTATTGCTTGAGATGATTAAAACTGCAATACCACCATTTAAGAATATGTTTATAGAATGGGATGAACATCATCGTGTTCATCTTTTAAAAAATCTTTATCATAAATATTTGCCACAATATGTGGGCAAGATCGAAGAGCCTAAAGATTATTTAGATCGTATTGGTTATCACATATATGAGTATGAACATCCAAGTGGGGATAGTTGGTATATGTATGATATGTGGTGCATGATTGATGGTAAATGGTTTTGTTCTCCATTGTCTTCCGTTGTTCGTAATGAAGAAGAATGGGATATGAATATTGCCTTTTCTAATTATGTTATGAAAGAGCAGGCATCAAGAGAATTACCTACTGATACTAGAAACTTAATGATGGATTCAGAAGTCTTTATAAAAGAAGTTGCACATCAAAGTATTAAGATTATTGGGCATCCTTATTCTTTGGCACATTTTAATGACAGTGATAAGTTGTTTAGGGCAAAGTCATTAGATCATAATCGTGATGAATATAAGTTAATGCTCGATATTTATTCGAGGTTTACCACTGTGCAAAGTAGAGCCATGCACTGGCTTATTCCAAAGGAGAAATTTAAGCAAGGTTGGGATAATGATGAGATGGCAGAACTTTCTAAAACTCATTTGTCATTAATTCAAGGTGGTGACGTTAGGTTTATCGTTAGTGTGCTTTCTATCCTTAATTACGATTTAATCGTCAAGGAGACACAGAAACCTGCTGATCATAAGGTAAAGCACGTCAGATTTGGAAGAAGTGTCCCTACGAATGAATATAGCCTTTTAAATATAGAATTACCTAAACCTAGAGGTAAGACTGTTTATGAAAAGATATTTACAGGTCAAGGCACTCCTAAGAAGTGGCATATGAGACGTGGGCATTGGAGACGTTATCGTGACAAGGATGGCAATGTAACCAAAAGGATTTGGATTGATCAATGTGAAGCAGGTAGCAAAGAGCATGGTCAAAAGGTTAAAGATTATAATTTGCAAAAAAGCAGTTGACTATGCAATCAATGCAATGTAACAATATCAAAAACTATCATTTAAAAGGAGCAAGTAGATGAGTAGATATAAAGATCAGATGATAGGAGTGATGGAAGAGTTTTACTCCTATCTTAATGATGATGGTATGACGAATGAGCAAGCCATTGCCAAAATTAAACAATCTCATGGTGAGCATTGGGAAGAATTTGTTCGTGATGAGATCAAACGTGAGGAGCAAGAATATGGGGGAGTATGAGTGTATAGATTGCAATGAAATGTATCACTTGGATGAGCCACCTGAAGGCTATTCAATTTGTTGGGATTGTAGAGAGGAGAGGAAAAATGCGACCACTAGTGAAGAGAATTGACATGGCATTGCACATACAAGAGTTGTGTGCAAAGCATAATATTACTGTAACTTATCAATCGCTTGATGATGAGATTCCAAGGTATTATGCTAATCCTAGTAGAAAGCATATTCATATTAGACCAACTAAGAACACAGGTTATTATGTTTCTGCTTTGCATGAGATTGGACATATACTTGGAGATGATCAAACTTACAATAATACTGTAAAGGAGAGAGAAATTGGTGCATGGATTTGGGCAATGCTTAATGCAAAAGTTTGGACAGATACGGCAGATCGTGTCATGGCAAGGGCTTTATCGTCTTATGGTGTCAGTGAAGAGAAGAGTAGGGAGATCCAACAAAGATGGAATCCCTGCCACAGAGACGATGAAGAACAAATCGCAGTTTAATAAAATCTTTATGAGGAATTTAATTGCTCATATCAACAATGCAACTCCCACTAGGGAGTTGTCTTTGTTTGAAAAGGTGTATGTAAAGATCATCAAACTATTTCGAGGATTATAATGAAACATAAGAAAAACAAATGGTCTAAAAAAGAAATTAAAAATTATATGGATAAAATTGAACAAGATAGGTGGGAGTTGGCTTATCGTTTTCTCAGTAGAATTAATAAAAGATCTAAACCCCTACCACAAGAATTTTTTATTCTAGAGACAGATAGATGAAACATAAAGATACATTATCAAAAACCCATTCTACGTCTCGTAAATGGGAAAAGAGCATGAAGAAAAGAACTAAAAAGTCACAACGACAATTAGATAAAAAGGTAGCTAAATATGATCGATATTAAGATCGGGGATTGTAGAGAAAAGCTTAAGGAATTACCGAACAATTTCTTTCATACAGTTATTACATCACCACCATACTGGGGTTTACGAGATTATGGAACTGGTAAATGGATCGGAGGAGATCCAAATTGTTCGCATATTGCTGGTAAATCCCGTAATGATGCTGATCGGGAGTTTGGTACAAAAGAGACATTAACTGTACAGTATCGTGACGTTTGTAAGGATTGTGGTGCAGTCAGGGAAGATAATCAGATAGGTATGGAAGCTAGCCCTGAAGAGTATGTCCGTAAAATTGTTCGTACTTTTCAGGAGGTCAAACGGGTGCTTCGTGATGATGGAACTCTTTGGCTCAACTTGGGAGATAGCTATTCTAGTGGTGGCAGAACATCAACAACTAATCAAACTGTTAGAGGAGATAAGGATTACGGGGTCACTAGACCTCCCGTATCGGGCAGTATAAAGCCAAAAGATCTCGTAGGCATACCTTGGAGGGTAGCACTGGCACTTCAGGAGGATGGATGGTATCTCAGGCAGGATATTATATGGCACAAACCTAATCCTATGCCTGAAAGCGTGAAGGATAGATGCACGAAGGCACATGAGTATATATTTTTGTTGTCTAAGTCAGATCAATATTACTACGACAGTCAAGCCATTATGGAAGAAGCACAAGACTGGGGAACTCGTGATCGTGCTAATGGTAAGTATCACAATGAGGGAACTGGATTAAATCCACATACTGGTCTTGAGAAGTCATATACTCACAGGAATAAAAGAAGTGTGTGGACTGTACCAGTTAAGCCATATCACGATGCTCATTTTGCAGTATTTCCAACTACTTTAATAGAACCAGCGATTCTTGCTGGTTGTCCTCCGAAGATTTGTTCGGAGTGTGGGACTCCATATGAACGAGAAATGGTGACAATCGAAGTCCCTGAACGGGAAACTAGGGACAATATGGTCGGTGTTATACCAAAAAGAGATAAAACCAGCCGTATGAATAGCAAAGATATGAAGCCATTGATACAGGAGGACAGGGGATTTACGAAAAATTGTTCGTGTTCAGGAAGCCAGACATCTGCTGGTCGAGTGCTTGATCCATTCGGTGGGTCAGGTACGACTGCACTGGTAGCTGATCGACATGGCAGAGATGCTACGATTATAGAACTTAATCAAAAGTATGTGGATATAGCTGAGAATAGGCTAGGTTCAGATGCACCTTTATTTACAGAAATCAAAAGGGAGGTTGTAAATGAAAGCTAAAGGAAAGACCTGTTGTAACTGCAACGAAGAAATTGTTCGGGGTATGGCATTCCCGTTAATGGAAAAAAGCATATGTATGAGTTGCTTTGTTCACTTTGGACTGGCACAGAAAATGGACATCAGTATGCTACACTACCAAAATTGTTCGAAGGAGCATTGTTTTAAATGCGAATATGCCTTCATAAAAGCACTGTGGGCATTGGACTACAAACAGACACAAATGGGCAACTGGTACAGGAGGACTCCAGACCCGAAAATTGTTCGGATTTATGATGATTTACTTACCAACATACCAACTTACTCGGTAAGTAG